TCGATAGGTTCTTCGGCTTCTTCTTCGTATGCTTTTGTCTGCTCTTCAATCAGTTCTTCCATTTCTTCATCGGTCAAATCATCTTCGACAGGCTCTTCGATAGGTTTGTCTACTGTTTCTATGGTTATTTTCGGTTCTAAAGCCGTTTTTAAGCCGTTAGAGAGCGATTTGCCTAAAGTTAGAGTATTTGTTTGGATAACTTCTAATGGAGTAGAATCGACCTTAAATTTGAAATTCAACGAACCCATTTTTCCGTTGGAATCCGTTGCGACAATCTCACCGAATAAGTACTGTGCTTCTTGTGTTAATGAACTCGGTACATTAAAGGCAACTGTGTTCCCACTTACTGTTCCTTCGTACTGATTCGTTCCTATGAGGACTTTCGCAGAGGTTGGCTGATATTCTTCTGTGCCGTTGAACAAATTAAAAACGATTCTCCTTGAAGAATCGTATTGGCTCACCATGACTAATGGTAAGACTCTATCAGGAATCATGTTAAGACTATAAGTATTTACAATCATTGTGGACTCCTTTCAACATGAAGCTGAATCTTATTTGAATAGCATTCTCCATCGGCATCGCTTAATTTTATCTTGGCATCAATAAATCCAGGATTCTCGCTTAACTGTTCGGTGCATTTACCGACCAATGTGCCATCTTCATTGGAAAGTGGGATTTCGGCATTTTCTGTTACTAACGATGCAGTAGTGAATGAGGTTTCTGTTGGTGTTTTCAATTCATAGTAAATGGTAACTGGGTTCGCTTGTAACCAAGCCTTGAATTGGTCTACTGTTGTCATGCTTGTATTTTTGATGTTTACGTTTTGAGAATTAGCTGAACCATCAAACATAAAGCACAAATCGTTAGTAGCAAGTTCACCTGTACCGTAGACATGAAGTAAGCTATTTGATACTGCATTTGCACTTGGAAGTTTAACATCACTTAAAAGTCCTAATACATAATAATTTCCCGGATAAGATGTAGATTTCACCCATGCTTCACTTCCATTAACAGTAAGGCTTTTTATCCTAACAGTTGCTTTTGTGTCACTTAATTCATCATATGCATTCTTTGCGCTCTTCATTCCATTAGGAAAGTATTGAGATATAGGAAGAGATAGGGATGATTCTTTATAAGGTTCGTATTCTCCATTTCTGCTTGAGGATATGTTGATACAGATATCGTTGTTGTATGTTAGACCATAAACAGGGTCTACTTGGAATTTCATATAAGCACAATTGCTTGGTGTTGTAAAGTTCCCTTTACCCCAAAAACCATATTCAATAAATTGCTGATTTGCATCATAGAAAAATGGCTGAAGATTATTTGGTGTTTTTCTATAATACGTTTTGCTTGGTATTACAGGAATAAAGTTTTTACTTCTTATTCTGTCAGCAGTTATAGATGGTGTTCCTTGTGCAGTTATTGCTCCAACTTCCCATTCTTCATCCCATTGGTTGAACCCTACTGTCTTTATCCCATTACCCATAAATGATAAGAGAGAACCTTGATTGTAGGCATAATATGGAAGACTAAAGAGTGAGGTAAAGTCACTTGGATCTGTGATTGAATCTAAACCCATTTGAGTGAGGTCAAAAAGATTTACGTTCTTTATCACCAATTCAGAGTTGTTGTCAAAGTTTAAATACAGATAGCAATTACTTCCGTTTGATGATGGTGAAAAGAAGAAAACAATTCTTTGGTAGGAAGATGTTATCGTTTTGGCTTGGTTCAAAATAGTTACAAACGGCGATAACTGAATAATCTGTGCCCTTGCAATTGCATTTCCTTTAGCATCCATAGACAATATATATTTATGGTTTTGCTGAATGCTTCCTATATTTCTACGAACCCATTGTTCTGCATTCTTCGGCTCGGTTGTTGACATTGCACACTCGTTGTTTGCTATTGAATGTGTTAAAACATTAGTACCGAATGACCACCCGCTAGAATCAGCAAAGTTCCCATTTTGAACTAACTGATTCCAATTCAAAGTATTCCCTTTAATATCCGTTATCTTCGCCAATCCATCTTCTTCCGTTGGACTCTGTCTGTAAGTGAACTCTTGGTCTGTCAGTAAACCTTGAGGATAACGAATATCACCCTTAAACGGAGATGTTGTAGGTGTACTTGTGTTTTCAGGCAATAACTGTTCCGTTCCGCCTTTGTAGGCTTTGAACACCATCTGCTCCGTTACATCGCTTGTATCGATCAGTTCACCATTGTTATGTAACTCAAATTCCCATTGTCTTGCTTCGCCATCGTTTTGACTCGCATGGATCGTTTGCACATCCAACGGATTTGGACTCATGTTTACTTTAATTTTTTCCATCGACTAACTCCCATATAAGGCTCATCTGTTTTGCCGACAAGCCACTATCAATTAAATCTTTCTCACTAAACTTCATTAAAGGGATTTCTATTTCTTGGTCAAGTTCATTCAGTTCCTTAACAAAAGAAGAGAAGTTAGGACTCTCTCTGTTAATCATCAATTGTCCTTCATTCTCTTCTCCGTACTTCTTGAATAACTCTTGTTTGAATTGAACGTACTCTTTTAACTCATCACTCAATTTTCTAATGTTGTAGGCGATCTTAAAACCGATTGAACCTTTGCATTCTGTAAGTGAATCGAGGTTGATTAAAAGTTGTTCTGCTTGTGATGTTTTCATAGATTCTCCTATCTAACCCTTGTGACTTGAAGGTTTCCTGTCTGCCCTACTGAAAGATTAGGAATAACAAGATTCCACCTTGATGAATTGGTTTCACTAGCACCACTATAAATGGAAAATTCACCATCGCCATTTTTGATTAGTTTGATGGTTTTGCCATGAAGCAAAATATCTTGTGTGCCACCTGTTGTGCCACCTAACGATGTGTTTGCAACAATTCTTACTGCTCCTTGCGACCACAGTTTTAAATCGTTTCCTGACCACAAAAGTGTAGTCTTATCACTAGACATTTTCAGTTCGTTCGTTACGATGTTGCTACCATCTCGGTTGTTCAGTTCAAACGTATTTCCACTTGTATCGCTTGACAGTTTTATTTCGTTCGCATTGCCACCATACTCAAAACCCCTATTGAATATTTCCATGTAGTTTTTTGAACTTGTTTTCAAACTATACATATAGATGCCGTTGGCAGTTTGATCAGTATCTGTATGTCTGTTATAAAGCCATGTAGTATTTTGTGAAGCAGTACTGTTTAGAGTTAGATAGTTTGCATCCTGATCGCTTTGGAAGTTTTTGTTTACTAACTGTGCCCTTGTTCTGTTGTCTGTGCTATTCGTGTTCAACAACAAAGTGTTAGCAACCAAAGGACTATTGTTAGGAACTTGGTTGAGTTTATAGTTGTTAAACCTCGATGTGTTGTATGTACTTCCGGCAAACAGACCGAAATAGTTGCCATTATATTGTGTGCCTGTGTTTGTTGAATAGTTATTGAAAATGGTTCTGTTATATACTACACCACCTTCGTTCATATGGGCATCCATCTCAATGAAGTTTGCCGTTAAATAGTTCTGTGTATCATCGTAGTTAATCAACTCAACTAAATTGGAATTATATGTAGAACCTTGCTTGTTCATAACGATTTGGTTATACATATGTGTTCCATCACTCGCAAGGTTGTTCACATAGAAATACTCTTGCGGTTGCATTCTAATCGTGCCTGTGCCATCAAAAGTAATGCCGTTTGTGAATGGTTTAGCCGTTATGTACTTATCCGTTAAATCACCGAAATTGATGATAGAACCTGTGATAGTAGATCCATGAATTTCCAAAGCATTCAATACAATAGTTGCTAACGAATTGACTACTGCATCGCCACTTGTTGTCCATCCTGAATTCCATGTTTGTCCATAATCGTTGGACATCACGAAACCTTGTGATGTAATCATGTACTGATATTGCGAATTAGCGATCGTTTCCTCGTTGTGGAGAATGATTCTTCCTTGACTATCCGTTGACACTCTCAAACCTAATCCGTTCGCTATAAGGCTTGTAATGTTGTTTAATTTAGATTCTATGTAGGAAGTATCAATGTCTAATTGGGAAACGGCATCATCTACTGCCGTACTGATAGAATCACTAATAATCGTATTTAGATTGGCTTTCGCATCGCCCAATTCAATCGAATCATACTTATTGGTTAATACGTTCCATTGAGTCTTTATAACTCGACTCGATGCTTCGACATTCAATTTATCGAAATAGACATGAACAGTATCGCCTAGACTTACTCTCTCTAACGGAAGAATGTTTTTATACTCTTCGGTCTGCCAAAGTGGAATGAAGTCAATCTTAATATTGATAGATGGAACTTCAATAGAATTGTTTTGGGCATAGGTAGTGGCTTTCTGTAATAACTCTGCACTTGACGGCACTTGCCCACTTTCATAATCGCTAGAAAAGTCTACGTTTAATATTCTAGGATAGGTCGCACCTGTTTTATTGAAGTAGGAATCGGCTTTGTAAGTAACCTCATCGACTACGGCATATCCGTAAACTCCATCATAAACATTCTCATTATTCTGTTCTTGCGAGTAATCGATTATATTTTTCCCATAGGAAATACGGACTCCGTTGTCTGCTCCTCTGCGAGCATGGAGTTTGACAGTTAAGTTGTCCCATTCGTATTCAGGTCTTAATACATCTAACACAGAACCTTCATAGCCACCTAGACATTCTCTAAAATATCTTGGAATATCGTTTGTGAATGTCGAAGTAGTATTTGTTATGTCTGTCCATGTTGAAAATGGATAAGAACCTAACATATTACTTACTAATTGGTTCTTGATATTGACCGCACCTGTCGCAGTAAAAGGCTTAACAACCACCTTTGAGAGATCGTAAGTAATGTGTTGGCAATGAACCGAAGAAATCATGTTGATAGGTTCATCGATCTTGTAGATTCTAAATATCTGCTCCGACCCATCACCTACTGTGACTTTAACTAACCCACTGTTTTTTAAATCATTGTAGTGTTTATCGTTTACGTTTACTGTAAAGTCTAACTCGTAGATACCATTCAGTTCTTCTGTGACTACACATGTTAATGGTTGGATTTGACCTAGACCATTGCTTGTATCACTTACTAATGTTGATAGGCTTTTTGTGTTGTCGAGGATCTTCATAATCTCCACCACCTTGGATAGATTTTACATGAGGTGAAACCACTCACTGTGATTGTGTTCTCTTGTGTGAGAACAGGAAAGCCACCAACGATGGCTAAATCTCCATTGCGATTGATTGAACCTTCGTAGGCATCTTGGATCTCGCAATCGATAAAGGTTGTCGAGGTATTTGCCGACAAGGTCAACACACTAGAATTGATGGT